TTGGGCCTCATCTAATTCCACATGCGCTAGTTTTTGAATATCGCCATATTTTATAAGCTCGTCGATGGCTTGTTGGTAGTCTTTTCTTTGCTCCTCGGAGGTGGCTTTTTGGTTGAGCATCTCTCTTGTTTGAAGCTCTAGGAGATTTAAAGACTGTTGATTTGCCTCTTTGCTATCTCCTATGAGTTCAGCGGTGTCTCTAAGGAGCTCATACATTTCTTTTTTGTGCTTTAATTCCACCTCGGACATATTCGCAATGTCTTCGGTCAAGCCACGAAGTTCTTTGAGGGCTTTTATTTTTTTGTCTAAAGCTAGAACTTGTTCGTTTGTAAGGTTGTTAAGAGTCTCTTGGTCCTTAACTTCTTCCTTTTTACCGGTACCATCTTCTTTTCCGTCTGCCATATGCAATCCCTCGTGTTATGAACTAAATAGTTCATGCAATAAAACCCAGAGCGCGTTTATCGCTTCTGGGCTTTCTTCATTTCTTTTGCTTCGTCTTCGAACTGCTTCTTCAGCCTTTCGATAAACCAAGTCCTCAAACCAATCGGCAATGAGTGGATCTCTGTGAAGGACCATCCTCCGAAATGTTTCAGAATAAAGAATCCTTCATAGATGCCTTCCATTGCTTTAGGTGTTAGGCCAAAAAAAGTCGGTCCCGAATGGAACCTGAACCTCCTGTTCGTGGGAACAATTTTTGCATGTTAGAGTCTCGGAGATATCAACCGACGGCGTTGCATGCTTAAGGCACATCTTGAAGTGAACAGAGTCGGCCATCGGCATGTTATCAACAAATTGGTTGATGATGTCTTTACCTGAATGCCCTTCAATTGAAAGAATCATTTCTTTGTATTGTTCCGAGATCGAGAACTCTTTCTTATCGTTGATAAGTACTTGAGCGATCTTTGATTCTTCGATTCCATTTGCGAGGCGAAAGTTGATGTTGAATTGAGAGAATGGAAGCTTTGTGGTGAACACTCCGTCATCAGCAATCTTAACAATGTCTTGATCAGGTTGGATTCCACCTGTTACTCTTGGGTTTCGAAGATCAAACATCATTGTGTTATTTGTCTCGCACTTTGGACACTTCACACGAGCCTCATAATCATAGCCATAAGCCGTTCCACGAGCTTTGATAAGGATTGCATTACGGTCGGCAATAAGAAGCGTTAATGGGTCGATTTCGGACTCTATGATGATGTTTTCAAGCAACCTCTCAAGAGCAACTCCTTTCTTGATCAAGGATTGGTTTGACAAGGTGTCTTCGTCTTTTGCTGTCATGTATCTAATCTCAATTGACTCTCTGCCGTGAAGCGGATGATCTTTTGGATATCCAACTCCTTTTGATGGCAAGTCAACGAATTCTGTTGGAGCTGTAAAGCTCAATGGGTTGAACATTTGAGGTGGTGCTTCACCGGTTTCTGGTTGGTTGTTCATTCCAAGCCTATCTGAGTTTCTGCTCATTTAACCTCCATTAGTCTAGGTAAGCATAATCGTAAGTAACTGTCAGATTTAAAGTTACAAGGTCATCCGATGAATAGTCGAGGTTTCCGAATCTTATCTCTGAGATAAAAGCTCCTTCGAGCTTCCATGTTTCAATAACCTTTCCTTCCTTGCCGATTTGTTCAATGCGGATGTTTCCAATCTCGCTAAGGCCATTTCCCTTTGCTAAGCCCGTGTCTTTGCTGAGCTCTTGTGGATTGTAGCCAAAAGCGCTGAGTTGGCTTAATAAGTCTGTGACGGTCTTTCCAACATCAACGATCTCAATGTTGATTGGATTCCATGAAATGATGCCGGGAACGTTGATCTCGTGATTTATCAATCGATACTTGTTTGAGTTGACACTGAAAGAAGGTTTATCGACTTTCTTTGCGCTCCACCAATAAGGAGACTTTCCGGTATCGCCAAGTTCCAACCCATTGGTGGATCCTAGACGAAAGCGGAAAGCTCTTTTTGGTTCAAGGCTATTATTGGTCCAAAAGGACATTTAAGCCTCCTTAGTTCGGGCTACTTCCCGGTGCCGGGAATTGGTTAGTTTGACCATTGTTGCTCAAAGCATTAGTGCAAGATGCCCAATCGTATTTCCAAACCAAGTCGATTGTTCTCATATCGTCATTTGTGTAATCAAGAGTTGAGAACTTTACAGATGTGATGAATGGATTATTCATAGTCCAAGATTCAACCACATTTCCGTCACCAGAAAAGATGTCAATTACAACTGAACCAACAGCTGCATTTGCACCAGATTTTGTAATCGATGTCGGACCGAAGGTTCCAGGTCTTGTAACTGATCCGTCGAACTCTTGCAAACCTTTGATCGAGTAACCAGAATCTAAGATAATTTGATTCGTCATCTGAACAGCGTTTGGAGAAATTGGATCAACAAGGGTCATGTTGACATCTTGCCACTGAACGCGTCCCGGAAACTTATATTCGTTATCAAAGAAAGAGTGAGTAACATCTGTAACTGTGTAGCTTGGGGTGTCAACCGTTTTTGCCCACCAAACAGCTGCCGAACCAACACCGTAGTTTTGTGTTAGGTTTGACATTGTTACGCGCCATCTAAAATTTCTTTTAGGCTCTGTTGTGTTATTGGTCCAAAATGACATGATTAAGATTCTCCTATTTATTTGTAATTAGTGTCAATTAAAATTCAACGCCAGTTTGGGTTACGACAAAGTCGATAACGACGTATTCGATTGCTTTCGCAGGCTTCACGAAGACCTTTGCATACATGATGTTGCGATCTTGCAAGTCTGGAGTTGTTGTGGATTCATCAAGAACCACTTTGTATTCTGTGATACCATATTGTGAACGAACTTCTGAGAGGATTGGCTCAATGGTCGCTTTAAAGCGGTCATAAGTTGCCTTAACACCTTGCTCGAACAAGAATTGGTCTGCGATTCCACCGATGCGCTTCTTCAAGTAGATCATCATTCTACGAACGTTGATGCGATCGAGAGCAGTGTCGGTTGGTTGAAGAGTCTTTTGGCCAAAGATAACGGTGTCACCAGTTGCAGGGAATCGAGCGATTGGGTTAATGTTAACATTGTAAAGATCGTCACGGTCTGCTTTGCTCAAGTGCTCAAGAGTTCCAACAACGTTAGCTCCACCAGAACCACCAAGAGGGGCAAGGCCACCACGGTTAAATCCAGCAGGTGCAAACCAAGGCTGTGATAGGGCTTCAGACTTCGCAATTGCTCCAATGGCAGCAACACTAGGGGGAGCCATCAGAACGCTTCCATTGCCGCTTGACACGTCTGCAATGCGCACGTTTGGATAGTAAGCGGCAGCGTAAGATGAAGCAACAGAGCCACCTTCAGCAGTTGAAACCATTGTTCTAACAGATCCGTCTGCTGGCCCATTGCCATTGTCGATTTCACTTACATAGATTCCTTCCATGTCAATGATTGCCAATGCATCCCCGCGCTCTTCGGTTTGACGAACAAGCAAAGAGTTGATTGCAGAGTTGGTAACACCCGGAATTGAAATTAAGTCGTAACGACTTGTGTAATAGTCAGCAACTTGAGAGATTGCAGATTCCATTGAGTACTTTGCGTAGCCGCTTGAAAGCTCAGTGTTGTTGAATGGGTTCTCAACTTTGATGTCAACACCATCAGTTCCTCCAAAGAATGGAGCAGCAAATTGTTTGATTCCGAGAACCAAAGCGCCGCTTGTTCCATCATCGAATGCTGTTTGGAAAGAGTTGGCATGATAGTAAGTCCCAGTTGATCCGTCTTCGGTAATGAATTCCAAAGAGAAAGTGTAAGCTGCGTCTGTAGCAGGTGCAGTGTATTCCAAGTGTGGATTGTAGTTATCTACATTTTTGAGAATTCCAATGTCTGCAAAGTCTTCGCTTCCGCGTTGAGCTTCGTAGGACAAACCTTGAATAGCAGTTGGAGCGTAATTTGCACCATTCGGTCCAGAGTTTTGAACGCTTAGTTGGTGAGTTGGCCATCTGACAGTAACTGTGTCACCAGCGAACAATCCATCGACAAGCTGTGATGCGGTTCCGCGTGGCAATGATTCCGAACCTCTCAGCCATTTATTCTGAGAAGTAGCGTCTGACTCAGCAGCTACCGCTGCGTCAATCTTAGCAGGCCCCAAGAAACCAAGAGGAAGATCAGTCTTATTGACTCCATTTTCAGCCAATTCAACACGGATAAGATTTGATTGATTATTAAAAGAACCAGAAGAAACAATTTTTCCTAATGCCGAATCCCATTCTTGCTTAAGATCTCCGATTTTCTTTAAGATATAATTTGGAGAATCTGGATTCAAGGTAACGTTTACAAACTTCTCAACATACTCAGCAGGTCGTTGACCAGCACGAGCAATTTCGATTGTGAAAGAGCCTTCTGGACGAACAGTTGTTGCTTTACGCAAGTCTTTAATTCGAACAATGTGGGTCTTGTGAAAATCTGATCCCTCATCTAAGGCAGCAAGTCGGAACAAGCGCTTATAGTTAGATGCCTTGGATCCGATAAACCAACCAGTCTTTGCTGCTGAAAGCTCAACACGATGATCTGTGAAGTCTTTGCTATCTTCTTTTAGGGCGGCAGTCCATGCAATAAGGTCTCCGCTTAGTCGACCAACGTTGTTTTCAAAAGACTCTCCCAAGAAGATTTTATGACCGTTCCAACCTGAATCAAACAAGGTGGCATCGGTGCTTAAAACGTTTCGGATGAAGTTTTGTGAAGTAGGTTCGAAATTGAAGTTGAAAGCGAATTGGCTTGTGCCGTTGTCTAGTTCAGCACTCCAACCATTTGTTCCTTCGACAACAGCAGTTGCAGTTTTATCATTAATGCTAGCACCGTCTCTTGTTGTTCCTGTCAAAGTAACGTTTGAGCCGCTTGTGTAAATGATTGCGCCAAGAACACCATTAATTGGCGTTGTGTCAGCACCACCACCGAAGACAACGTCACCAGCAGCTGCAGCGTTTGATGAAATAATGTTTTTGTTGTCTCCAACAGTACCGAGGGTCTCTTGTGTGAAAGTTATCGTCCCGTCAGCATTGTCTGTTGCTGTAAAGTCAACATCAGGGTCTCGAGAGCTCACATAAGCTGTAATAGCGTCTTCGATAACCCCAGCGGCGTTGGTTGCACTAAGGCCGACGACGGTTGATAGTTGAATGTTGAGACCGGAGGTTGCTGCTGCCGTAAAGGTAAATGTGTAAGATCCGCCAACAAATTCAATCTCAATAGTGTCATTAACTTGAAATTGATTTAAGACAACAGTCTGATCTGCAATAGTCAGTGTCGCAGTTGCAGCAGTTGTTCCAACCAAGTCAGCGTTTTCGGCAACATAGATTCCGATCGCGCCTTTGACGTCAGCTTCACTTATAATTCCACCATTCAAGGCGGAGTCAGTGCTTTGTTCAACAAACCATCCGGCTTTATCAGCGTCACCAGCTCCGTCTTCTTGAACACCAGCCAAGCGAATAAACTTAACAGGGCCGACATCAGCAGCAAGATAAGCTTCGGCAGCATATGCAGCCCAACCACCACCACCGGTGTTTCCTTCGCGCCATGGATCACCACGCTTAACTCCATCCATTGGAGTTCCGAAGACAGCTTGGAAGTCCGATAGAGACGTAATTTTGATTGGCTTCATTGCGGGGCCTTTCTTGGCTCGTCCGATTAAAAGCAATCCGTCATTCTCAGGAACTGCAGCAACAGCTGATTGGTCGATTTCTCTCAGTTCAATTCCTGGAGACAAAAAGTCAAACTTGGTAGGCATTAAAAACTCTCCTTTTAAAATTCATTTTCCTAGTAAATAGTCCTTTCAAACGCCAAAGTCATAAATCTCGATATTTCTCACCGTTCTTATCCCATGGCTTAGAATCTCCGACGATAACACGTTCTCTAGAGATTTTAACTTCAACAATTGACTCTTCTTTTTTAATAAAAGGCTCGTTGGATTCGCCACTGGTTTGATTGATGTATCCGAGGACTTTGATCTGGACTTTTGCATTGAACATTCTTTCATCTTGACCGAGGTTCGCTTGGTTACTGTTGAGTCCATAGTCATCTTGGATGAATGCTTCATATTCATAACCATTGTTCTCGACAATGAAATAGTTCTTCATGCTATTCATAAACAACGGAAGAAGTTCATTCATCTGTTGTTGGTATTCTGTTCTTATGTTGACCTCGAACATACAGGTCAAATAAACAGGTTTTGGGATTGAAATTGTCTCGTAGACAATCTTTTTTGTGGAAACAGGGCCTGTTTCGTCACCCATTTCCCGACGCTTCCTAGAGGCATTTTGAAAGTTCTGTGTTTTGTCTTGCTGAATTACTTTTCGAATGACAAGTCTTTCGTCGCCTCCAACATATGCAGCTTGCATAGGACCCTTAAATGCGTCATCTCTTGTTACATTGGCTCTAGAGATTGTAATCAATGGCAAACGAAGTTTTCCAACCTTATCTCTCAGTTCTTTATTGTTCTTGATCTGAAATGTTCTCTCAGTTCCCATCCATAGAACGTTCACTTTCTCAATACCAGCGTTTGTTCTTGTGTGAGGATTCAAAGTTTCGTCGACAAAGCGGTAAATTGCCGTATCGATATTCTCGAGAGTTGATGGATGTGAAATTTCGTTATTACCCTGCATTGAATAGTCCGTCTCTTGCTCTTATGCACTCAGCGCCAACTTCAAATCTTGATTCTGGTTGTCCAAATAAGATTTTTGGCTCAATGAGCTTCACAATCTCGTAAAAGATCTCTCCGAATCTCACAAAATCACCTTCTCGGACAAACAAGTTCTGATCTTCTGTCAATCTTCTCTTATGAAAGTTCACCTTGATCTTTGTTGCTTTGTCGAGAGCGATGTTTTCCATGTCGGAAGTCTCGACTCCTTGATATTCAACTAAAGCAAAGACTCTAATTGGATGCAAGAAGTTTTTCTCGATTGCTTCTCCATAAATAGGGTGAAAATCTGTCGAATCCACATCTATTGGAAAGTAAAGTACTTGTTGACCGACAACTCGTTCGATAATCTCGTCGTTGATTTGCTTGACGAGGTCCTTTTCTTTCTCTCCAAAGAACATTGGAGAGGGCGGTTGCGTTGGTCTTTCCCATTCTGACATCTATGTTACCCCACGAAGATCTTTAAAGGTGTTTTCCCAACAATTGCGTCTGCATTGTCAACCATTGCCTTATCGGTCTCGGCCAATTTAGAGTAAAGCATCTCGTCAAGTTGCTTGTTAAGCTCTTCTCGTAATGCTTGCTGCTCTGTTGAGGCTTGAGATAATAAGTCTGAAGCATTCAATTGAATATTGTCTCCGGGAATTGGCACATTGCCTCCGAACTTGCCTCGGATTTGTCCGAGAGTCTCTTTCGAGAGAGCCAAAGCAAAGCGTCTGATCCATTGCTTACCGATTGAATTAATGCTTTCGTAAGGAAGGTTCTCCATCGGGAGCGTGTTCATGTTATTAACGCCGTTGAGACCACTATCATACTCTCCTTCTTCAAATGCTTGATTTCCGCCATCAACAGAGAATCTAAACCAGAAGGTCTTTTGAGTCACACTATCGGGCATTGGATAAAGTCTGAGCTTGTTGTCGATGATCTCGTAAGAATAATGAGATGTTCTTGTGTAAAGGTGGTCTTCGTAAGCCATTGCTTGCAACTTGTTTTGCCAAGCTGGGATAACCTCAAAGGTTGAGCCGTCAGCATACTGTCCATAGTTATGGAAGTTACCAACAACGTTCAATCCGCCATAGTAACCATAGAATCTCCACATCTGTCGAGGAGTTACGTAATACATTTGGCGAATCTTAATTCTAAATTTTTTGTTTGGATCTGATCCTAATGCATCTGCAAATGGAGGAGGGTTAAGTGGGTCGGCTGCCAAATCCTCAACAACCTTCTGAAGATCGTAGTCTTGCTGCAATGCTTCAATATCAAACGATGCAGAATAGATCGGAGTAGTTCCTCCAACAACTGATTCTGTCGAGAACTTGTCTGCGATCTTGAATGCATAATCAAATTGGAACTTCGGATATTTTAAAGCAACGTCTTCACCAGATGTAAGTCCACCCTTTTCGTCAAAAGACCCCGTTGGAGAGCCTAGAGCGCTTCCTAAGGCGTTCCTAGATTGGTGGAGGTTAACTATGTAAGAGTACTCTAAGCATGCTTCCTCATAGTGATTATAGACGTTCTTAGCGGTTAATTCAATGTCTAAGACGTCTCCTCCGAGTCGCTTATGAGTGTAAGCAACCTGAGAAGCAGCACCAGACAAGAATGCATCAGTTGAATAAAAACCGATTGCAAGAGATGCTGCAACGTCTGCTTCAACGCCATTCTCTGGCAATGTAATGGCCGATGTCGTTGATGTCGGTGTTAAGGGTGGGAAAGCCATAGTAAATCCTCCGTCTTACTAAATAGTCAAAATAAAAGGAAACCCCCGAGCACCTAAGTGTTCGAGGGAAAGGAGGTTAAAAATGAACAACAATTTTAATTAATCTTTTTTTGTTGATTTATTACGAGAGGATTTGCGCTTTGCCTTCTTTTCCTTTACTTCTTTGACAGCTTCTTTCGTTTCTTCAACAACGTCTTCGACAGTAGCTTTTGCTTCTTCTGCGATTTCTGCTACTTCTTCTTTTGTTTCTTCGACAATCTCTTCAACCTTTTCGGCGACTTCTTCAACTGTCTCGATAACTTCTTCTTTTACTTTCTCTGCAACTTCTTCGATCTTTTCGATGACTTCTGTTGCTTTGTTCATAGAGGCTTCTCTAATTGCTTGAGCGCGCTCTCTAATCATTCTTCTTTTCATTTTACGTCTATTGCTAGCCATGTTATTCTCCTAATTTTTTATTATGATTGTTGCCACGTTACGCCGTGAGTCATTGCTTGAACATACCACTTATCACCATCACAGATAAGATCGATGTAAGATCCACCAGTGGCTAAAGCAGGCAATGTCAATGTTGTCTCATCATTGTCTCCAACAGATAAAATCCCGACTCCTCCATTGTCATAGATCGCAACACCTTCCATAGCTGGTAAGATTAGATTGATATTGTGCGATGAAGTTTCTGTCAAGATAATCTTCATGTAAGATCCTTGCTCTACATAATTTACGGTCAAATCTACTACTTCTGAATCTGCTGTTACAAACAAACAATAGCCTGTGAGCTTGTTTGAGATTTGAGATGAAGTCGAAATGTTTTTTGTAAGCCATCTAGCGGCATTGAATGGTGTTCTTGCGATTTTAGCCATTTTTTAATTTCCTTTTGTTATTAAATAGTTTGTTTTATGGGTTTTGCTGGATAGCGTCTAAAATACCAGTTTGTCTAGTTGAGTCGCTATAGATTGTCGAGGCGATTGCAGCAGTTATCGATGTAGATGGATTTATAACAACGTTATAGGAATCAATTTGAGTTCCTTCTGAAGAAACTAAGTAATTAAATTTTGTCGTATCCAAGATCGACTGACTCGTATTGTCACTATCGATGTGAACATCTGAAACTTCATTCCCTGTGGAATCTGTTGCTATTCCTCCATTTATAAATACGTTAGTCAACCATTTCGTGTTGGCGCTGTCCCATTCATGTTGGACTATCACATGATGCCAAGCTGATCTTGCAAGGTTACTACCAGCTGGTGGATAGAATGTATTTGCATCGGATCCATCCGGATGAGTGTTGACAGGAGCCCCGCCTGTAATTCCTGAAGTGGCCTCTCTTAGATAAGGACCTCCTGCATGCCAAACAATTCCGGGACCATTAGGAGTGTCATGAGACGGACTACCACCGGATGTTCCTTTTAGAAGTCTAGCTTGGTTGACCGAATTGGGATCTAAATAGAACCAAACACTATAGGCGATGCTATCCGGAGTATTAGTACTAGACATTAATCTAACTGGAATTGAAGCAACGCCACCATTCGAGACAGTCGATCCTACGTCATGGATCAGAGTCCCATCAGTATGATAGTAAACATATGAACTATAAATTGAATCGATAGTTAGGTCTCCACTAGTGTTGGCGTCATCTTCAAGAAATAATGGTGGAACATGTGTAATGTTAAATGTTTGGGGTGTGCTGGGGTTCCCAACGGTGTCTACTGCTGTGAAAGTAAATGAGTTCAATTGGTCCTCTGTCAAGGTTACGTCGTATTCCCATGTCCCATCACCATTTATGGTAATCGTATCGACACCAGAAGTCAAAGTAGCGGTAAGGTCGTCGATTGTACCTTCTATTGTAAAATTAACTGAATACGATTCAGTTTCCGTGCTGGTTATTGTGATTACTGGTGGGGTAGTGTCAACAGGTGCGGTGATGTCTTTAGAAAATGAAATCGATTCGGCGGACTCTTCGCTTTCGCTATTTATTGTTTTTGCTGTAAAGCCATACGTACCAGTTGTTAAAGAGGAGACTGTTGCAGTAAAAGAGTTGGTAGAAACAGAAACTGGGCTTCCACTATTGGCTCCGTCTACCAAAATTTGAACTGTCAAGTTGTCTGCGTAGGTTCCCGTAACGGTTCCTACTACTGTCGCCGTGCCATCACCATTGTCTGTAACGCTTGTAATGACAGGAACAATAACTTCTGTCGTTATGGTAATTGTTCTGTTTGAGGTCGCAGTATTTCCAGCAGCGTCTGTTGCCGTGTAAGTAACTGTCTTGGCACCTTCGGTTGCATCAACTTGAGTCGCCCAATCAGAAGTCACAGTTGCTGAAGAGAAGTCTGTTGCTGTTGGAATGCTGTCGTTGTTTGTTCCAATATTTCCAAGATAGACCGTTAGATCTCCCAATGGTGTTCCGCTGATTGCTGGTGGCACACGGTCGACCAAAAGTGTTTTTGTGGTTGATGGACTTGGACTATTAAATCCAACCTCTGAAACCTCAGCGGTAAGCGAGGAGTTGGACTCATTTGCAACATTGATCTCAACATCCCAGCTGCTTCCATTGTAAGTTGGGCCAGATACAGGTGTTACAACTTGGTTACCATCTTTAATTACAATGGCTGATCCTGCAGTAGCTGTTACAGAAATTTGAATAGGGTTTCCTTGATTTGTCCAAGTATTCGTTGGAGCGTTATTAATTGTTAATGTTGGTCTAGCAAGAGTTGGAGGAGAATAAACAACGCTCGTCGGATCTGATTCTTCGCTTACATTGCCTGCATTATCAACCGCTTGAACTGTGATGTCAAATGTTTGATTGAACACAAAAGTCTTATTAAATGTCCATGTTCCTCCAATTGAAGTAACGGTTCCTTGAGAAACTCCGTCAAAGAAAATTTCAACAGTTGATCCGTCCTCGGCAGCACCAGTTGCAGTAAAGTCATTAATGTTGACGCTGTCGAAAGTTGCTGATGCTATCGTTGGTTTGGCAGGAGCAATTGTGTCGTCGACAACTCCGCTTACCGTTCTTGTGTAAGGAGTTCCATTGTAAGAGAAACTGTAAACAATATCAAATGTTTCACCATGGGTGCGATTTATGGTATAATCAGAAGCGTCAGTGTTAAATGAGGCAATTTGGTTTCCGCTTGGGTCTGTGGCGTAAGCACCAGCTGTGAAGTCAAAAGATGTTCCTCGTTCAACTGTAAAGCTCGATGGTGTTACAAATGTCAATGCTCCAGTGTTATCGGCGAACGTCTCGCCCAGTGCTGGGTCTCCCGGATTGGATGATTCATCGATGAAGTCAAAAGAATAAGTTCCGCTTTCCAAGTTTGGAATGGTTATGGGTCCCCAATCGCCATTACTATCGACTGGAATGCCTGTAATTGTTTGGATTGCGCCATTGTCCTCGGAAACTGCGATTGTAGTATTGGGTTGCGCTCTACCTGAGATTTCTAAAGAATGTCTCGCTTCAAGAGATGGCGCTGGGAATGTTGTTGTTGGCACTACCGAGTCTACCAAAACTGGATCTATTACGGTTGTAACGGTTCCTGTTGGTGTCTGTGGGCCTGAGGTGGTTCCACCACCAGTTACACCACCAGTTGACCCGCCAACTTGACTAATTCCAAGAGAACCGTGCGTTGCGACAGACCAGATAAACCATTCGTTTCCATTGGAGACAGTTTGAACAAAGCATCCGTCTTTGACATCGCTTGCCATTTCAAAGGAGGTTGCTCCTTGAGGGATCGGTTCAATGTTGAGAGTTCCGCCAACATTGTTTAGAATCAAGCCTTTGAGAGATGCCCCACCTGTTGTTCGAAGGGTAATGTTGCCCAACATCTCGGCTGTGTTGATGATGTTGTAGGTGTAAGTGTTAGATAGATTTGGAAGTTCGACAAACAAATCATCAGATCCTAATGGGATTACGGTTTCTCCAAAGTTTTGATTTGGAACTAATTTCTTGCTTGCCTGAGTTTTAGAAATGAGATTCTTGAATGATTTAACAGCTGTTTTTGTAGACTTCATTGATTTGCTCCGATGATTTTTTGTTCTCAATAAATAGTCCCCACAAGGCTTAAAAACAAAAAAACCCCAACTCCGAAGAGAAGGGGTTCTGTTTTCATGACAACGTCAGTAGATTATGGCAATGCTGCTGCACCGCTTTCACCTGTCAATCCTCGAACGACAACCAATCCGTACATATCAGGACGAACCATCTTCTTACCGTAACGAGTCATTACACCCTTACGAGGAACGAAGTCTTCAGGTCCGAAGATAGTTGGTGTAGTTTGCAGAGGCACGTAAGGTGCGTAAACATAACCAGACTCCAAGAATGAAGAGCCTTTACGACCAACCAAGATAGCGTTACGTGGGAAGTAAGGATCAACGATAACGTCGAACTTACGGTTCAAAGAACCAACCTTAACAGCACCGATGTCGCCTTTATCAGCGTCAGCAGTAACGTTAGCGCGGAAACCAGCAGTGAACTCAAGAATGTTAGCAACTTCAGGAGAAAGAACTACGAAGTTAGCACCACCACGCAAAGTCTTACGATGGATTTGTGCAGAAACGTCGTTGATTGTTTCAATCAAAGTTTCATACCATTCAGAAACAGTACCCGTGAAGTCAGGAGTTGTTGTATTAGCACCAATTTCAGCACCAGTCAAACGATTTACAAACATTCCAGGTGAACGAGACCAGTAGAATGTCCCAGCAGTAGCGCCACGGATCAAGTCTTGCAAGATTTCACGATCGATTTCAAGAGCGATTTGCTCAGACAAGATTGAGGTCAATTCAACTTCAGCATCCAAGTTGTGGTAAGCGTTTAAGTCTTGACCCAATTCAGGAGTCCACTTTGCTTTCAACTTTTTGGTTACTGCGGTGATCGCGATTGAGTCAACCTTGATGTCGATTTCAGGAATGTTTGGCTCATTTTCCAATCCCCAGAAGTCTCCACCAACAACAGCACCTAAAGGATTAGCTGCACTAGCTTCAATAGTGTCTTCAGAAGGATAAGAGCCAGCTCCAAAGATAGAAGCAGCATTAACTACAGCCGCAGCACCCAATGCGTTTGCAGAATCTACGATGTAAACAAAGTCAAGCTTTGTGCTATCAGTAGGATTAACGCGAGTCAAACGACGAACTTGAACAGCTGCAGATTGGTCTTCAGCAGAACCATTTGCGAAAATAGTATCCAAAGGAAGAACGATTTGAGACAAAAGTTTCATGTTGATTGCATAACCAGAAGCTTCTAAAGTAGTTTTTGCGATAGAAACTTTCAACAATTTTTCACCATCATGCAAACCACTGTAACACAAGTCAGGGTCAAATTCTGCACCAGATGCGTCAAAATCAGCATTGCCGATAGTAGCAGATGCGGCAAAACCATCATAAGTAGCATCAACGTCAGTGATAGCCTTACCAGTTGCGATAGAACCAGTTGGCGAAGAATAAGCAGAACCCAAACCATAAGGTTGTTGATCCATAGTAGCATTATTCAATCGAACACCACCAGTGATCTCAGAACCAACAACACCTTGACCATAGATGGACATATCTTGATCAAGACCTAGGCGCTCATAACCTGCACCAGTTGGGTCTCCAAATTTGAAGTCAAGGAAGAAGATCAGACCAGATGGCAAAGACATTGGTTGAACAGAAACCAAATCGTTAGCAATCAATCCGGCGAATACACGACGGACGATTGGGAAAGCAACAGCAGCGAAACCTTCAACATCACCACCAGCCATTGTGTTAGACTCACGTAACAATTCGCGAGCTTGGTTTTCCAAAAGACGGGCCATGCCAGACTTTTGTTCGTCGTTAGACAAGCCTTCTAAAAGACCAGTCGCAGACCATTTATTCAAAAGGGCAGCACCTTCTTGTTGCATATTGCGGTGTACCATCCCTTCTGTAAGAGTTTCAATAATAGACATTTTATTTCTCCTTAAAAGTATTATTTTTTAATGCCCGCAAGCTTCTGCATCTTTTCCATAAAAGGATCAGCGCTTTGCTTGCTTTCGTTAATGTTTTGTCTAGAATTCAACATTGCAGATAAATTGCTTTTACGATTGACAGACTCGCTAAGTGATTGTGGACCTTTCTTGCTGTTAGGCGTCGATCCCACTGTAGCTTTGAGCGTCTCGAAAAGTTGCTTTGCTTCTTTCGTAGACTCCGCATTTGCGATGGCTTCGACAATTTTGGATTTTTGTCGCTCATTCAGGGAGGCATCACCCAGAGTGCGGTTCTGGTATAAAAGTTTTGCGTTTGACAATAAAGCCTCATCGAGGTGGATTTCGAGTTTCTCAAGAACTCCCGCAAGCTTGTCGTTTTGATTGGACAAGGCTTCGATTGTCTCATATAATTCTACTGTTTTGTCCTCTTCGGACTCTTCTTCTGAAGATTCTTCTTCTCCTTCTTCAAGACCTTGTGCGGCTCGAATCTCTGCAGCGTCTTTGGCTCTTCGTCTTTCAACTGGATTTACAGCTGATCCGCCAACTTGAGTATTATAAGTCCAAGGCTCTCCGCCCTCTTCCATGTGAAGTTCTTCTTCCAACATGTCAAGGATCTCTTGAAGTTGCTGATCTTCTTCGTCAATTTGTTTGCTTTCTTGGAGGGTCGCTAATAGGTCGTCAAGGCTTTCGTCTCCACCACCGCTGTCATCACCTGCTGGTTCTGCTCCGAGGGCGTCATCGCTGCCTGAGGAGCTGTCAAGACCACCTAATGTGTCATCCGAGCCGCCCATTGCTTCTTCTTCCTCTGGAGACAATTCAAACTCTCCGAGATCAAGATCGACCATCCCATCTTCTGTTTGAGGCAATGAATCAACAAGAGCATTAAACTTAACGCTGATATCATCATAACGAGAATCCCAAGCTGGGGGAGCTTCGATTGTTGCTCCTTCTTGACCACCACCGAAAGATGCTGGCATTCCTGCCGAAGCTGCGCTCATTTCGCCTTCGGCTTCTGCAATCATGTCATTGGCTGCATTGAGATCTTGGTTCTCAAGCATTGCATCCACGGCCTCTTTGATTTGGTGAGAATATTTTTCAATAACAGATTGTTCTGCGTTTTTAATGGCTTGTTCTCTTAACGCTGCTGCGTCGGCGATCGCCTGCTCTAGCATGTTTGACATCAATTTTCTCCTAGAAATCTTTTCTCCTTTAAATAGTGTAGCTATAAACAAAACTCCAAAAGGGGCTTTAAAAAGAAAATGCCTCGACACTTTCGCATCGAGGCACAAACAAATCACTTAAACAGCGATTTACATATCGGAAGCAATAACAACATCTCGATCTGAGCCATCGTTATAAATACTAGCAATTTGCGAATCAGTTAAAGTGTATCCTTCAACCATTTGGAACGAATCAAAGTCATAAGACTCATATGTTGCGTTATTGTCGCTATTGGTTTTATCGGAACCGAGACCAAAACTTCCATTAAAGTCTTGAACCCAGTTTGCAGTCGACTCTACTCCCGTAAACTCTGAAACCATAACTCCATCTAAATAAGTTCTAGCGGTTCCGGAAATCTTGTCCAAAGTCATTACGACATTATGCCAAACGTCTCTAGAGAAGTTGGTTGTGTAACTCTTGGAAGTCAAACCTGAAACGCTACTTGATTTAGAATAAGAGGATTTCAAAATCTCATTGCCTGAGCCATCTCCTTGAATCTGAATCTTAACACCTTTGTAGCCACTGAATCCGCCGAACAACTTTCTAGAAGTTGCCGTTATGAGATTCTCATTTGCTTTAAACCAAAAGGAAACAATTACTTGATCCGGATCATCAGCTGACAAGAAAGAGTCCCAGCGAGCATGAGCAAACCCACCAGCACCAGTTCTCATTGCTTGGCCATTTGGTTCGTCTTCGTAAAGAGAACCTGGAGCCACTACAGTAAATGCAGTTTCCCAAACAATAGGCCCAGAAGGCGCGACGGGTGAGCCATCAATGTTATAAGTCTCACTCTCAAGCAACCAAGCCAAAGAGCCATCGGACATAATGGTTAACATCTTATTGGCATCAGACGCTGTATAGATGGGCACCTCTTCAACGTCATAAAACTTAACATCTCTGGATAATCCAGCGATAGATGGTGTAGAGTTCTCAATATTTTCAATTGAAAAGAAAGAAACAGCCATAGTTTCTTCGTCACCAGTCAAAGACTTGAGGTAATAGTTTTGATACGTGTTGTCGAACTTGAACTGTTGATCCAAGCTGTTCCATACATAAATGGTTGTCCAAGCTGACCCGTCCCAACCGTGGATTGAAACATTCTTTCCACGAAACACAACAGAGATCTCACCTGAGTGAGTTACTGGTGCCGTGAAAGAGTTTCCCAAATTAGGGTCGGAGACAAAAGCGGACAATTTCATAAATTTTTGCTTTTTCATTTTATTTTCTCCAAAAGTTATCTAGCAATCCAAACAAGGTTTCCGCTTCCATCAACAGAAAGAACTTTTCCTGCGTCTGCGGCGGTAAATGATGGCATGTCGCCAATTTCTGAAACAGAAGTTGGATCCGCTGCTGCAGCCTTAACCAAAGAGTCTTCCATGAAAACTGCACGCATAGTTTCTTCTGAGCCAGTATTTGACTTAAAGAAAACTTCTGAGTAAGTTGTGAACGGAACGAAGACAACCTTATCTTCAGCGGTTGTTGTTCCAACAAGTTCCCAAGAAGCTCCATTCTTTCCGTAAACTTCAATTTCTTTAAAGCCGATGCAAATCATAGTGTTTTGATTGGCTTCTGGAGAGACTCCCGCAGAAGTCCCATCTGGTGCTGTAATTCCAGCAGTAAATTTTGTAACAGACATTCTTATTCCTCCAAAAAAATTTTAAGTGTCTTAAAAAAAGGGCCTCGAAGTTTCCCCCGAGGCCCAAGGTTAATACCTCTAAGGTATTATGTCTTAACTAATCAAAAGATTAGAACAAGTACATAACTCCACCTTTCTTAACGAACATGGCAGAAGCTCCACCGTGAAGAACAACGTTTCCGTCAACTTCACCGTCGATTGACTCCCCACTAGCCGCAGAGAAAGTTACAGAAGAAGAACCTTCAGCAACCTTAACCATGATGAAGTATTCTTCAGTCATAACTGGTAGAGTGAAAGACTTAGCAGAAGAAGCGTTCACGATGTAGTGAGTAGCAGCACCCATCGCAGAAGAAGCTTCAGTCAAGTAAGCAACCTTAACAAAACCGTCGAAGTGAGCATCAAACTTGCCTTCGATACGAGCTTCTTCAGAGCGCGCTAGAGACACTTCAGCAGCCAAGTCAGCGGTCAAAACTGCTTCAGCAGCATCAGACTCAGACTCAACGCGAGCAACTTCAGCCAAGAAATCAGTTTCCATTTGACCAAGGTCAGCAGCTACGGCACCAGAAAGAGCAGTGATGTCTGCAGACAATGCGTTGTCACCAGCGATTCTTGCAGCTTCTTCAGTAGAGATAGAAGCAGCCAAAACAGCTTCAGCAGCCAATGCGCGAGCTTCTTCGTCAGCTTGAGCAACTTCCAAAGCGTCGATTTCAGCAGCTACAGCACCAGACAAAGCATTGATGTTGTTTTGAAGAGTAGTATCAGCAGCTTGGAAAGCAGAAGTTACAACTGCATCAGCAGCGATGTAAGCAGATTCCATAGCAGCGAAGTCACCAGCAACAGCACCAGAGAACGCATTCAATTCAGAAGTGTGAGTTCCCAAAACGTTAGTGATGGAAGTTTGCAAGTTAGAATCAGCAGATTGGAATGCAGCAACGATTTCAGTCAAAGAATCCAAAGCAGCTGGGTCTGTGTTAGACAAGATGTCGTTGATTTGAGATTGCAAAGAAGCATCTCCAGCAATGCGAGCAGCTTCTTCAGCAGAAACAGCGGCAGTACGATCAGCGATTTCTTGTGCAAGAGCACCAGAAAGAACAGCTTCGGCAGCAAGAGCACGAGTCTCTTCGGCCAAGATAGCAGCATCAGCGTCAGCTTCGTTTTGATCTACATCAGCTTGAAGTGTTGCCATTTCGCCTGCAAAGTAAGTTTCCATTGCAGCAAAGTCAGCAGCAACTGCTCCAGACAATGAGTTAATGTTACCTTGAAGAGTGTTGTCTCCAGCAATACGAGCAGTTTCTTCTGCCAAAATAGCAGCGTCAGCATCAGCTTCATTTTGGTCTACATCAGCTTGAACAGCATCAACAGCAGCTTGGAAATTAGTTTCCAAAGAAGCAAAATCAGCAGCTACAGCACCAGAAAGCGCATTGATGTTACCTTGAAGAGTGTTATCTCCTGCAATGCGTGCAGTCTCTTCGTTATTGATGTTGGTTTGCAAAGTAGTATCTGCTGCCGCACGGTCAAGAATTTCTTGAGCCAAGCCATCAGCATTAACTTTAACTTGAGCATCCAATTTCTTGTCTGCATCCATCAAAGAAGTAGCAGCAGCAATGTAGTTACCTGCGAATGCAGAGTACTTACCGTCGATGTCTAAACCAGCACCAGCTTGAGTCTCATCAAGCTCTGCTTGAAGATTTGAATCAGCAGTAGAACGAGTTGCAGCTTCAGCGTCGATGTTTGCTTGAAGAGTAGCGTCAGCAGCAGCACGCGCAGTTGCTTCGGCAGAGTCAGCAGCAGCGAACTCAGAACGAATCAAAGCACGATCAGCAGTTGCAGCTGAGTCAGCAGCAGCACGAGCAGTTGCTTCGTTATTGATGTTGGTTTGCAACAATGCTTCAGCAGCAAGAGCACGAGTTTCTTCAGCATCAACATCAGCGATGCGATCAGCAATCTCAGTGTCCAATGCACCAGACAAAGAAACGATAGAAGATACGATGTCGGTATCAGCCAACTGGTAAGCGTCAACAATTTCTTTCAAAGTGTCGAAGTCAACAGAAGAACCAGACAACATTGCATCGATACGAGCTTTCTCAACATCGATGTTACCTTGAAGAACACCGTCAGCTGCAATGCG